GAATCAAACGGGGGGTGCCGGATCTGGTAGTTCGTGCCGCCGACCGCCACGGTGTCGCCCATGCTCGCGCTGAGCGTGCCCGTCTTCACCGTGAGCATCCTGCCCGGCGCTACCACCCGCCCGAGACGATCGCTCTCGCTCCCGAACGGCTCGACGGGCTCCGTGTTCAGGTGGCCCCAGGTCACCTGGCTCCCGAAGACCACCTCCTGGCCGGAAGGCGAGTGCTTGAATTGGTACTCAAGCATTCGCCCGTCGTCGAAGGGGGGGGTCATCCGAGATCCTTGATCGACAACTCGACGGTGAGATCGAGCGCGGCGGGATAGGTCGGAGTGCCCTGCGTGAACAGTTGGCCGAAGAGAGACGTGGCCAGCGGGACGAACTGCATCTCGATCGCATCCACGGTCACGACCTTGTTCGCGGTCCCGCCTTTGTAGTCCGCCGCGGCGAACTCGATGTGCCCGATCGCGTTGGCCACGTCCGCGTCGCTCGGGGCGAATGCTGCCTGGTCCGCGGTGGCAGTGAAGGTGCGGTCGAAGAGCGCGAGCGTCATCGCCGCCGACTGTGCGCCTTTGTCGATGATGCGCGCTCCAACGATCGCGCCGGAGTTGCCCGGATAGCCTACCGCGAACGGGAACTCGAGCAGCCCGCCGACCGCGTCCCCAGCCGCGTAGATCAGCGTCGAGATCGTCGGGGTGACCGCCACTTCTTTTATCATCGTCGCCTCGCGTCCGAGGGGGTTTGGTTCGGTTCCCGGCCCTTCCGCCCCTACTCCTCCGTCTTCTTCGTCTTCTTCGGGGACTTCTGCGCCGTGTAGACTTCCGCCTTGCCCGCAGAGATCAGCTCCGCTGCGATCCCGGCGGGCACCGTGTGCTTCGTTTGGGGGCTCAGAGTCTCGCCGTCGGCGGATCGAGCGCCCCGGATCATCCAGATTGTGACCGGCTTCTTCGGTGGCATCTTCTCACCCCTAATGTTGAACGGTTCGTCTGGGTCGGTGGGGGGCCAGTCCGGCCCCCCACCGCTCCGTGTCACCCCGCTAGCCCTACGGGGCGGCGTCCTGCACTGCGCTGAAGCTTCCGGGGTGCCGCACTGCGATACCCGCCTGCTGGAAGCTCGTGAGCTCGATCAGGCCCTGCTTCTTCTTCCCGTAGGGGTCGACGACCAACTCGTAAGCCCCCCAGGTCCCGATCAGGAGTTGCGACCACACGCCGAAGATGATGGCGTGAAGCGCGGTGCCCGTGCCGTCCGTGAGGTTGCTCGGGACCTGGGTGCTGACTTCCGCACGGTACCCGTTCACCTCACCCCGCATTCCACCGGTCCAGACCGGGCGGCCGTTCGACGTGGTGAACTCCTCCGTCTTCTTCAGCTTGCCGCGCACCCCCGGAGTCGTCAGATACGCGAGCGCTCCGATGTCCGCGTTCGCCGTAGCCACGTCCGTCTCGAGGTCGACCATGTGGGGGTAGGTCGGAGCTCCACCGTTCGCTCCGATGTCCACATCGCCGATGCTGCCCGTGTTGAGGATCCCGGTCGGCTGGTTGCCAGCTCCGGTCCCGGCGATGGCCGCGAGATCGATGCCCAACGCGGTGATCAGCGCCAGGTCGTTCTTGACCAGAAGGTCCACATCGACCACGCCCTGGTTCAAAAGCTGCCTCGAATAGGCGGACGAACTCGTGCCTGTCTTCGAGGCCAGCGTCACCTGGGCCAGCGTCATGTCGCTGTCCGCCACGTCCGATCCGGGATCCTCCGCCACCCAGGAGAACGTCCCCGCGCCCGTCTGTTTCGGGAACGCTACGGTGCCCTGTAGCCCCGTGAGGATCGTCGCGCCGAGCTCCGCGACCTTCATGCGAGCCCGGAGAAGGTCGATGAAGTCGCCCGCCTCCGTGAAGAGCAGCTCCTGGCCAGCGGTCGCCGTCCCCGTGTCGAGCGCGGCGTGCATCTGGTCGAGCTGCGTGAGGAGGCGCGTCTTCGTGATACCGTCCATCTGGGAACCCGCCACGATCCCCTGCAGACGCCGGAGCGACTGTGGGCTGCCCTTGTACGCAGGCTGCGGGCCACGGGTCGGGATGAAGATGCCACCGTGGCTCTTGTACTCCTTCGGCAGAGTCGCGGCGATCTGGTCGCTCACGTCACGCTCGAAACCGTCCCACGACTCGCCTCGGTCGGCCACACCCATAATCGCGGCGGTGAGACTGTAGCGCTGGACTTCACGCGGAGTGAGATCGACGGCCGGAGCCGTCATCCGGGTCAGCCCCTTCTCCACCTCTGCCCGAAGTTGCTCCCCGATCTCGTTCGATGTCAGATCGCCCCCGATGAAGTCGGCCGTGCGGTCGGGCACTCCCGCGAGCGCACAGATGTGCGCGATCTGAGTGGCGCGATCCCGCTCCGTCTCGCGGTCGGGTCCCGCAACCACCTTCGTGCTCGTGCTTTCGGCCCCGTCTTGGGGCGCGGTGTCGTCGTCCACCGTGTCCTCCCTGGCCGCTGGGGCCGTTGTATCCGGGGACTTTGGGGTGCTCTCCGGCGCGGCCCCGTCCGCACCGCCCTGGTCTATTTCGAAGAGGGTGGGTCCGACCGTTATGTCGGGCACCCCTCCGGTCGTTGTGATCGTGACCTTGCCCGGTATCGGAGTGTCGACCTCGATCGGGTAAGGGACTTCCGCCCACTTGGTCGAGACTTCGGTGGACTCCACCAACTCGGCGGGGCCTTCCGCCTGGGACGCGGAGACCTGTCCGCTGCTCACGCCCAACTCCCCCAGGACCTGCTCGAGCGTTGCGACGCGGTCGATGAGCCCGACCTCGAGCGCTGCGTCTGCGTGGAGAAGCAACCCCTCGCCGAGACCACCGCGGACCGAGTCCTCGCTCACCCCGCGATGGAGAGCCACCGACCGAGCGAACATTCCGTAGAACGCCTCCACCCGGTCCGCGATGTGCTCTTTCGCTTCGTCCGGGAGTGGTTCGAAGGGGTTACCCTCGGTCTTGAAACGTCCCGCGCTGATGATCGTTCGCTTGATTCCCGCCGCCTCCTCGAGCTTGGAGAACTCCGTGTGGACGGTGAACACCCCGATCGATCCGACCAACCCGGAGGGCGTGCTCACGGTCTCCTCGGCGGCCGTCGCGATCCAATAGGCTGCGGACGCCATGAGAGCGTCCGCGACCGCGATCACGCGCTTCTTCCCTCGAGCCTCGAAGATCTTCCCCGCGAGCTCATCGACACCGTCGACCACGCCGCCGGGCGAGTCGACTTGAATCACGATCGAGGAGATGTCCGGATTCTCCATCGCCTCGGCGAACTGGGCGCCAAACTTCTCCGTCGACGTGCCGCCGCTGGTGAATCCATTGAACCGCTTCGAGATGGTCCCGAAGAGCGGGAGCACTAGCACCTGGCCGCCCGTCTGTACCTTGCTCGGGCGGTTCCGGGCGAGAGCTCCGATCTCGGGATCGTCGTCGTCGAGCTGCTCGCCGGCCGCGCGCAAGGCGATGATGTCGAGGAGCTGGCGGCCGCGGACCGGCTCGATCGCCCAAATCTGGCTCTCAATACTGGCCAGGAATCGCGACGGTTCTTTGATCAGCATGGTTCAACCGCTCCCTGTTCCGTTGCCGTTGCCGAAGTCGAAAAAGACACCTGGGTCGGCGCCCACCAGCTCTTCGCGACTGAGGCGCCCACCCGTCGGGAGCGGCGGGTCCCCGTCGTCATCGTCCAACTCGATCCCGTGCTCGTCTGCAAGCTTCCGCTCGCGCACGATGTCCTCGAACACCTCGACGAGATCGCGGCCCTGTGTCGCGGCCAGCCGGGTCCGAGAGTCCAGCTTGAGAGCGAGCGCCAACTCCGCAGCCTTGAGTTCCTTCCAGGGATCGATCCAAGGCCAGCCGCGACCCATCCAACCGTGTGAGTTCACCGCCCGCAGGTCCCGCGACGGCACGTCGAGCCGACCCATGATAAGCGCCCACCGTAGCCACTCGGAGTAGACGCGCTCGTGGAAGTGCTCCGCCACGACGCCCTGCAGCTTCTTCCAGACATCACGCTCTTGGAGTCCACCCCAGCGGATGCTCGAGTAGTTCACCTGGGACAGGTCGCCCGTCAGGCTCGCGTAGCTGGTTTTCAGCCCCGCCGCGTGACTGCGAAGGATCGCCTTGGTGAACGGGTCAAATGCCGTCGTCGGGTGCGTCGGGTCCCACGCCTGGAATTCCGTGCCGACGACCGCCTCGATAACTCCCGGCTCCGCGTTCATCGTCAGCGGCTTGTTGGCTGTCGGCGAGTCGGGGTCCCGCCAGACCTCCGGGTCCATATTCAGGAAGCCCATCTTCGACGCCGCCGTGCGCGCGGCCACCAGCTCCGCCTCCGTGTAGCCCTCGCGCATCTGAGCCGCCAAGATGATGGCCGCGAACCAGGTGACCCCTCGGGTCTGGCCCGCTCGGCGAGTCTTGAATTGGTGGATGATCTGGTGAGCCGGGATGCGCTCACGGACTCGGCCGCGCCCGCCCTGGTAGTCGTTCGGGTGCGACGACCAGAGGTGGTAGGCGACGGCGCGGCCCCACGCGTCGATCTCGACACTCATCCGGATCTCGTTCGTGCCCCGCCCGCGCGGCCGGTTGAACGTCGAGTCGAGTTGGTCGGTGTCGAGGTGCTGGATCGCGAAGCCCCACCCGTTATCGAAACCGGGGAGCAACCGCACGATCGCCTCGCCATCCTGGACCCAGGTCTCGACGAAGAGATCCTCCGCCTCTGCCCAGCACAGCCGCCCGTCGGCGGTGCAGGTTTCGTGCTTCCCCCACTCTTTCCAGCCGCCCTCGATCGCATGGTTGGTGCGGGTGTCGGGAGAGCCGTCGGGTTCTTGGACCGTGGCCTGTAGTCGGATCCCGTGAGGGCCTAGTACGTTCTCGCCGACCAACCCGACGAAGCGCACACCGTAGGGGTCGTTCTTCCCCATGTCGCGACCGCGCGCCTTCAGCGTCTCGTACTCGTTCTGGAGCTCGGAATCCGCGGACTTCATCGGAGCCTTGATCCAGTTGTACAGGCGGTTGTGAACCGCAGCCGCGTAGGACGTGGCGGACATCTTCGGAGCCGGACCGAACCGTCGCCCGATCCACCCGGCCAGCGCCCGGACGGGGCGGAACCTACGGCCAGCCATCAGAACGCCACCTCCACCCGCCGCCCGATCGAGCCCGGGTTGCGGGACCTGTAGATCTTGTACCGGAGCTGGCCCTGGATCTTCCGGAGCTCAGCGATCTCGATATGCTCCGTGCCCCGACCGTTGAGGTGGAAGCTCGCGACGTCCGCGGTGAGCCGGTCCGTGATTCGAGCGTTCACCGCCGCGAGCTCCACCTCGTCCTGCGTCGGAGTCGGTTCGTCGAGCGCGTAGTCGGAGACCAGCGTGACATCGCCCTCGTAAACCAGGTGCTTCTCCGCGCCCTTCGTGACGACCCCCTGGACGTAGTACTGCCCGGCCTCGAGGGCCTGCGTCGTGGCGAACGGTACGCGGACTTCGTAGAAGTCGCCCGACGAGGAGGTGGCTGCGGCGATGTCGGTTACGGTGCCCCCGCCCGTGAACGCATAGGAGAGCGTGTAACCTTCCGACGGAGGCGTGACGGAGACGCTTTTGTCCCACTGCCACGAAGTCCCGATGTGGAGCCGGGTCGGCTCACCAGTCGGGGGCGTAGGCGCCACGGGTGCTTCCCTTCCTTGGGGATCGGATCCGTTCCCCAGAATACTATATGCGGTGGTGGTGTCGGGTCATGCCCCCGTTATCGGGGGCACGGGCGCTCTCCCACAAAGGGAAAGTGTCCAATAAACTGGCTCGAACAAGCCCGTTAGTTGGACGCTCTAGCCGACGGCACGACCCGCGATCTCGGCGACCTCGATCGGGTCGCGAACACGGGTCGGCGGGGTGGCCCGAAGGTAGACGCGTACACCGAAATCGGGGTGAGTCACGACGAGGTGCCGCCGGTCGGTCGTCGCCCGCACCGACACCACGCGGGGCATGTAGAGCTGCCCGAAGCTCTCCACCAACTTCGCCAAAGCGGCGTCGCTGATCTTCCGAACCCTCATACCTGCCTCCGCGGTGGGTCCCACCCTCTCGCGGACCGCACTCGCCAGTAGAACCTCGTGACCGCTTTCCGGGGAGACAACTCGCTACCGATCCGGTCGCGTGTCCTCTGGAGATAGTCCTCCACCGTGTGGGGGCTGATCGCCATGCGTGCCGCCGCCGCTTTGATGCTCAACCCCTGGCCGCCGACCAGCTCCACCGCCTCCCACTCTCGAGGAGGCACCCCGTCCGCGATACGTGCTACGTCTTCCTGGCTCATCTTTACTTCCTCCACTTGTTCACCCAACCGGTCGAGCGCGGTCGAGCCGGGGGTTCCTCCTCGTCGTCCGCGTCGGGCGGTGGCGAGCCCGCCACCTCCGCGAGCTCCACGAGCCGATCAAGAACCGGGGCACCCATCGACAGAAGCGCCGCCAGCGCGTAGACCTCGAGGTCGATCGCCTCGTTGCGCTCGCGGACCTCCACGAAGCGATACTGGTAGCGGCCACCAATCCTCACCTTTTTTCTGACCTCCGCCCCGAATTGGGCGAAGTACTCCGCGTCGGCTCCGGTCCCAGTCGGTCGGCAGAAGTGCATGTACCCCGGCCCCGGCTGCGCAATCCGCACCCGGTGGAACACTCGGGTCTTCAGCTCCCAGGTGTCGACCGTCCAGAGTTTGACGCCCATTCGATTCTTCCTCGTCGAGCGGTGGAGCAACTCACGCTGCCTGGATGTCGCCCCCTTCACCGCGTGTATCCCCCGGAGCTGGCGCGAGCGCACCCACGCGTAGACCACGTCGCGAAGGTGGCCGGAGTCGACGAAGCACGCCCGGATCCGGAGATCCCGACCGGACTCGTGCCGGTAACCCTTCGCCAGCAACGTTTCTGCAGCTCCCCACAACTCCGCGCTCTCGGGGTCCCCGTAGAGCCGATGGTGCCCGATCATCCAGGACTCCTGGCGGGCGCCCCATCCCTTCACGAGCAGCTCGAGGCGATCCCCCTGCACGTCGATACTAGCCGTCAGCACCCCGACGCCGTGCGGGATCTCGGCTGCGTAGGTCTCCGCCCGGCTCGCGAGCTCGCTGGTGTCCAGCTCTTTTTCGAGATCCTGCTCCCTCCACGGCTCGCCCAGCTGGAGATTCAGGAACGTCTTCAGCAACTCCCGGTCGCCCTGAGCGTCCAGCCACTTCTCCGCGAGCTCCGGCCACGTCACCCACGGCGAGTAGAGCGACGGGAGGTGGAAGCCCGGCCACCGACCGTTCGGGTTCTGCGGACGCCACTCGCCAGCCGTCAACATCGATCGCTTCGCCGCTTGGTCGATCAAGACACCGCATGCCTCGCACGCGTAACTTGCGGTCTCCGGCCGTCTCACCTTCTCACCGTCGACCACGTCCGTCGCCCACTGCAAGCCCTTCCACACGAGCACCTGGTACTCGCGACAATGCGGGCACGGCACGAAGTAGAGCCGCTGGTCGGAGCCGAGCCACTCCGGCCAGATCCGGCTGGTCTCGAGTTCGCCAGGGCTCGAGATCCACAGAACGGTGCGATTCCAGAAGTTGGCGGTGCGTTGGATCGCCAGCAGCGCAGGGTCGCCCTCCGCTCCGGCCGAAGGCGGGTAGCGGTCGACCTCGTCCAAAACGACGTCGCGGATCGGGCGGGAGGACAGCCCGCTCGCGCTGTTGGCTCCGACGATCGAGAGGTGGCCGCCGGGGAACGCCTTGTGGAAAAGCGTATTGCCCGAGTCGCGGGTCCGGGACGGGAGGACCCTGCCGCGGAGCACCTCGGAGTCGCGGAGCATCGGAGCGAGCCGGTCCTTACTCCACGTCTTTGCCATGTCCAAGGTCGGCTGCACCACGAGCATGGGACCCGGGTTGAGCTGGACTCGCATCCCGACGAAGTTGTTGCCCACCTCGGTCTTCCCGAGTTGGCTGGCCGCGACCCACACCATCTTGCTCGTGCTCACGTCTCCGGCTGTGTCGAGGATCTCGCGAAGGTACGGGGCGCGGTCTGTGCGCCAGGGCCCCGGCTCGGCAGAGGCTTCGGCCGAGAGCACCCGGTACGCGTCCGCCCACTGTGAAAGCGTCATCCGCGTCGGCGGCCGCATCCGCTCCCGGATGACCTGAGCCGACATCCGAAACGTCCGGGCTCGAGACTCGGACGTGGAGACGACCGGGCCGAACGATCGAGACGTCACGCCACCAACTCCTCGATTCGCTCGCGGGTCCGGGGTCCGATCCCACGCAGCTCGGTCACGTCATCCAGCCGTTGCAGCTCCGCGTAGGTCATGACGCCCGCCGCCGCGAGGTGGCGGTATCCGGGGAAGTCCTCGGGCAACGGGCGCTCGGGATCGTGCAGCTCGAGATCGTCTGCGATGCTTCGCAAGTCTTCGATCGCTTCGCGCACCATGGCGCCCACGACAGCCGCGCCCTCCGCAGGGCTCGTGATCCCCACCACGCGCGGACCCCATGAGCCCTCGAGCGAGACGAGCTTCGTCCGAAACCCGTCGACGATCCTCCCGAGCACCTCGAGGTGGTCGGCCACGGGTATTACCTCGCCCTCCGCCTTCGCCAGCTCCACCTGGGCGAGGCGCACGTCCAATTCCAGCCGGGCCAACTTCGCAGCGTCGAGATCGTTGCCCGCGCTGCGCCCCTCCGCGCGCTCTTTCAGATATCGGAGGTAGCCCCGTACGGAATCCATGAGCGGGTAGGCTCCCCGCCCCGCTCGCGGAATGATCCCGTCCGAGGCGAGTTGTTGCACCCGGCGCTCTGTGAGCTCGAAAAGCTTCGCCAGCGTTTCCGCCGTTACGTCGGCTGCCATTAGGGTGCGAGGCTGGCATCGCCGACGTGCTCGGCATAGCGGGTGCGGATCACATCGCAGTGCCCCGGTTTCAGCTCCATCGTGTGGCAGGCGCGGCCCGTTTGCTCGCACGCCATGAGGGTAGATCCCGTCCCACCGAAAGGCTCGAGTACCGTGGCGCCGAGCGGCGACGAGGACCGCACCATTCGCGCGCACAGCGCCACGGGCTTCGGGGTCGCTGAGCCCCACCGCTCTTCGCCCTGGACTCGGGGAAAGTCCCAGACCTCGTTCATGTTGTCGTGGGCGTTGTCGAAGTGCGCTCGCAACTCGTTGAAGGACTGGACCGGGTGGCCCACCCCGTTGCGCGCCTCGAGGTGGCCGGACTTTAGCTCCGCGTATGGGGTGGCGAACGCCGCGCCCGCAGCCTCTTCTCGCAGGGTCGCGTAGTGCTTCGCGGGGATCAGACACCACTGGGACCGCGAGAACCAGTGCCCGTGCATCTGCACTCCGCAGAG